TGCTCAAGAGGCAACTAATTACTTAGTGAACCGTTGGTATAAAGATTGGAAAGGATATAAGGGTGTTAATAATGCATCTGATGCCCCTGCTGGTGCTGATCAGTTATACCGTGAAAAATATATGACTGACAGTAAGGCTCCTGCTAAATTGAAAACCTTAATGAAAAACTATGCTGGTATCAAAGCTGTTGAACCTAAAGCAACTAAACTCGCAGATAAATTGATTGAACCTGTCAAGAGTGAAGAACTTAAGTCTGATGGTACTTCCAAATCTGAAGATACTAAACCAGTAAATCCTTGGGAAACTTTTATTAAGGGATTTCAAGATGCGTTTTCAGGTGGAACTCAAGGAGCATTAGATGGACTTTCTGGTTTATCATCTTCTCTTAGCTCAGCATTTAATCCTGTTGGAATAAAAGAACAATTGGCTAATATTACTTCAGATGGATCATCAGGATCAATGGGTAGCACAAAGACTATAAAGGAAGAGAAGGAAAAGGTTGATGCTGCAAAGACAGAGAAGAAGCAAGCACAAGTTACTATGATTCAGCAAGTCCAACAAATTGCTCAGGCTGCTAATGAAAAGGTTAAAGCAGTTGCTGCTAAACATGCAGAGCAAACTGCTTCAGCAGAAAATGCAGCAAAGAGTAAAAAACCAACTGTGTTGCCAACTGGTAATGCACATACTCAGGATTTGATTGCTGCATTGAATTCTGGAAACAATCCTCTAAAGGTGTTTAACTGATGCCAATAACAAGACAAAGTGCTAGTGACGTAAGTTTTTCTCTTAAAATTAGGAGAGATGGACAATATTTGCAAAACGCTGACGGTGCAAACAGTTTAGAAGATTTTGTTATGGCATGTAATATTGTTGAAGGTATTGATAGTGCAGGTATTTCTGCAGAAATTGTTCTACAAGATAGTGCAGGATTAATTAATACCTTTACTGGTAGTGAAGAATGGATAATTAGAATTGATACATCTACAGGAACTAAAGCATGGTCTCTTGTTACATATTCTATTGATAGTAGAGCAAGATCTGGTAATGCAGAGGCATATATGGTAAAAGCTGTAAGTTATGAGTTTTTACTTAATGAATGTACTAATATATTTGGTGCATCTGAGGTAATATTTAAAGATTCTGGTTCAAATAGAGCAAAAGATTTAGTTACATATCTTTTAGGTAAGGGTGGTATGCAAGGTCAACCAGATGGAGGTAGTGGAAAATTAACTAGGAAGAAGGTTTATATTGAAGATTCTAATAATGATCATAAGTTTATTGCTACTAACTGGAGAGCATTTGATACAATTTATTGGATAGGACAAAGATCTGTTAGAGGTGATAACCAAAATGGATACTTATTCTGGGAAAATACTTTCGGATTTCATTTTAAATCTATTGATAAAATAATTGAGGATGTTAATAATCAAGATTATGATACTGAGACTGATACAACACAAGGTGTAGCAAGGTTATATCGGTATAGTTATGAACCTAAACAAAGTGATGATATAGGAAATGATCATTTAAGAATTAAGACAATAGTATTTCCAGAAGAAACTAATTATCTACGTGGGATGAGAAATGGTGCATGGGCAGTTAATGTAGTTGCTTTAGATCCAATCGCTATTCCAAATTCTGAGGTATCACCAGAGCATAATACTGCAGGACCAACATATGTAACTACTATATCAGATGAGTGGTCTAAGATGTCTCATATTAGAGGTGGAGCTAATCCAGTAGAATCATATGGAAGTGCCACTAAGGGAATGGTTTTACATCCAAGAAGAATTAAATATGTTTTAAAACCTAATAGAATATTTGATCCTGCAGGATCAAAGGCAGACACACAGGTTTATAATAATACAGCACCAATGACTGCCTATCAGCATTTAAGAGTGCAGTCACTTAAGAATCTTCAGTTGTTAGTAACTGTTCCTGGAAATGTAGATCTATATGCTGGATATGGTGTAGATATCAATATCCCTGCAACGAAACTAAAGGGTGATAAGATGGTAAGAGATAAAAAGTATAGTGGTAGGTATGTTATTGCAGCAGTTAGACATAAGTATGATGGAAAGAGTATGGATACAGAAATGTTGGTTTACAGAGATTCAATACCACAAAACCCAACTTAATAGTATAATATCTAAATAATTGAGCAGATACACTTTTAATTATGACCCAAAAACAACACGATTTAGATCATGAAGTTTATCTTGATCCCAAAGACCATAAAGAACATATTAATCATGGCATGTTGGAGTATTCTGAGGCAGATCTAAAAGATGTCCATGCAGAGTATGATGAATATCATAAGGATGATAAAGTAGATAGTAATGATGGTAAGATTAATGATTACCATACGAGGCATGAAGATTCACATTTAGAAGTCTATTGTGACAATCATCCTGATGCTTTTGAATGTAGAGTGTATGACGAGTGATTTTGAAGAATACCTTTTAGGAAATTATAATAATATAAGACAAGCACAATCAAATCCTACGGTATATGCTCAACTGTGTGTTTCGTGGGAAGAGATTGATGGTGGGTATAGATCTAAGAACTATTATAGAAGAGATGGACCCAATAAACCTTATAGACAAAGAAATCATAAAATTGTAGAGATATCTGATACTGAAGTAATTGTTGAGAATTATGATCTTGAGTGGACAAGATGTGAATCTTGTGATATGATCTTTAAAAGAAGTGATAATGGTTGGCATGGGAAACTCTTATCGGAAGATAAGTGTATTGTCAGAGGTGCTAAACTTATTGCTGAGATTCATTTAACTGGAGATGGTCTTAATAGTAGAGACCGAGGTGAAGATGCTGAAGGTAATAAGATCTTTGGTGGAGATTCACTATATAAATTTAAACGAGGTAATTAAATGAATTATAGAGAACTCAGAGATAAGATAGGTCTTCTTAAAGAATCTGAATTAGACTCTGAGGTCATGTTGTATGATGACAAGTCAGGTCGTTATCATCCTCTTTCTAAATTAATAGTTAATAATATAGATCCTGATTTTCCTCCATTGATTTACATGGAGATGTATCATGATGAGATCTACAGCAGACCTGCATAAATAAATTTAAACATTCTCAGACAAATGAGTTCAGCTACAGTTGATGGTATTATAAATGAGCAGAGTACATCTTTCGCTGGTAAGGATGGATTCTACTGGTGGATTGGTGAAGTTGAATCTAATGAAGATCCATTAAATTGTAATAGGGTTAGAGTACGTATAATCAATTATTACACAAATCCTCAAGGTTCATCAGTTTCAAATTTACCAACAGAAAATTTACCTTGGGCAACAGTATTACAACATACTTGTCAAGCTGGTAATGATTTACAAGGTGAATCTTCTGGACAGTTGCAACCTCGTGCAATTGTTATGGGATTCTTCATGGATGGAGAGTCAGCACAAATGCCTGTTGTTATGGGTGTATTGCGAGTAAGGAAGGGTGAAACGGATACAGATAAGAAGTTTATGTTGACAGGTGAGGAGATACCAGATGGTATAGAAGCTAATGCATCTACTCAAGTTCCAGGATCAACTAGTACTACAAATAAACAGAATGAATCTAAAATAGATGGTAATAGTCTTAGAACAGTCCCAGGTCAAGGTGATGGACCAGGAGGTCCAGGATCTCCTTATGGTATAGGAACTGCTCCTGGTATTAATGGATCTAGTTTTAATACTCAGAAACCTACAACACCATCTAAACCTATTCCTACTGCATCAGGTACTGGTGGTCCTATTAAGTTATTAGAATATAAACTAACTTATTTGTTGGAAGATCTTGCAGCATCTGCTGGTAACTTAGTCAAAGCTGATGATGGTAGTTTTATTGATGTTATTGAGAATAAAGTTGTAACATTAGATAAACTGCTAGGAAAGATTAAAAACTTTATGGGTGCGGTGTTTGCTCAAGTTGTTTCAGCTCTTAGACAAGAACTTGATATACTTGTGCAGAAAATTACTGATGCAGCAGTAATGGGTACATCATTCCTTGGTATTCCAGGTGTAACTTTTGCTGCTATTAAATCTGCACTTAGTGCTATATTGAGTGTTATCTGTGGTATTGATAATAAAATCATAGACTTTATTAATAATCCTATAAGTGCTTTAACTGGTATTATTGATGGAATTGTTGAAGGTCTTATTTCTAAAGCAGAAGCAGCTCTTCAAGGTGTCCAAGATGTTATTGATTCAATTATTTGTTCAGTGCAAAGTATTCTTGGTCAAGTTTTAGGTATCATTCAATCAGTAAAAAACCTTGCTAATTTGGGAGGTAAGGCAAAAGAAATTATTGAGATGTGGGAAAAGGGAAGTAAAATCTTCAGTCAAGGTATGGATGTTGTAAGTAATGGTATTAGTGGATTGGTTGGAATATTGACATTTTTCCTTAGTTTATTTGATTTTGGTTGCAATCGTGAAGCACATGGTGGTAAAGCTGATGTTGGGTGGTATCCTTTCTTTGGTACTACATCTTGTACTCCAGAAGCATTAGCAGCATTACCATTAGGTAGTGGGTTTGGTTCTTGTGGTGATGGAAGTGCGACTGGTGGAAAATCTTCTGGTGGTGGATTCTTAGATTCATTCTTTGAAGAAGCAGATCAATATTTAACAACTGCTAAAAACTTTGTTAATGGTGCTTATAATCTTCAGATGGGAACACCAGGAAGACAAGCAACTATTGTTAAGGATGCTTCTGGTAAGACAACTACATCAATTAAACAGAATAATGCAGCATTAGCAGAACATAAGGCATTTGCAGAGATTAGGAAGCAAAATCCTGATCTTACTGATGAAGAAGTTCAAGCACAAGTAGCTGCTTATATACAGAAAAATGCATCTTCATCACCTGAACAAGAGGGAAACTTTGTTGCTGACCATACTTCATATCCCAATAACCATACTCAAGAAGTGCATGGTGATGATTGTAAAACTGTTGATGGGGATTATTGTAGGACTATCGATGGTGACTATCGTTTAAAAGTTACTGGTGACTGCCATCTCGAAGTTGGTGGTGGATTCTTTATGAATGCTCAAGGTGCTCCTAAGCAAGCTGATGCACAAGGTAAAGATGCAGAAGATAAGGATAAGATTCAAAAGCATACCATAGCATTTGGATCAGATTTGGATGTTGCGGTTAATGGTGCTGATTTCAAATTGAATTGCATCGCTGGAGAGTTTGGAATGAGAGATATGAAGGTTGCTTGTAGTACATATGAGAACTTAGGTCAAACTTCAACTTTCTCTGGTGGTGAGTTTGTGATTAATGCTGGTAATGCTATCACAATGAATACCAAAACACTAACACAGGCAGTTAATATTACTAATCCTATTGGATTGGGTGGTTATACTTGTACTGTTGGTGGACCTATAACATTCGTACAAACACCAGCAATGGCAGGTGGTTTACCACCATTTACAGCAACGACACCAGGACCAATGGTCTTCAATGCTGCTGCAGCAGGTATTTCAATGAATGTTGCTGCTGGTGCTTGGGCGGTCAATGTAGCGTCAGGTGCTGCTACAATAAACTGTGCATCAGGTGCGATTTCATTAACTTGTGCAGCAGGTGTAATGACTTTGACTGCTGGTGCAACCTGTAAAGTCACTGCTGGATCTATTTTCTTGAACTAGTTGACAGCACCCATATCCCATGTTATACTACGGAGGTAGTTGAGGATGTCTGAATTGGAACACGTTTACATCAATTTCTCAACTAGAGAAGTTACTCTCGAATCAAATGAGGGTGAACTAAGAACTGTTGCTTGGAAATGGGATCGAGAAGGATCCGAAGGATTTGCTGAAACAGTACAAACTATTGAAGCAGTTACTGATCCAGAGCAACGCACGTATCAAATTGCATCAGTTGAGTAATGGTTGACATTCAAGAAGTAACACAAAAAGAGGCAGAAAGTAATTTGCCCTTTATGTTGGCTATGTGTACTAGAAATCGTACTGTATGGAGAATTGTACAGGAAGATGGATCTGTTTCTCTATTGAGTCCTATGATTCAGTCTGGTCCACCTATAGATGAAGAAGTTATGAGTCAGGTAGAGGAATTTAAAAAGGAATTAATTGCAACTGATGAAAAATGATTGCATATGTGATTGATGATCTGTTTGATATGCAATATCTTGCAGATCTTGAACATACTATACTGGAAATTCCAGTTAAAGCGACCAATGTAGCAAATCCAATTTCCTTTCCTCATGGAAGGATTGGTAGTCATAGACTATTTGGTGAATGTATATTTGATAGAGATGGACTCAATCGAGTTGAAACCTTACATAAAGAATCTAGTAAATTTTTTGATACTTTTGCTATTATAGAACAAGAGGTTTTTAATTCTTCCATTTTTCTTAGGAGGATGGATTTTAATCTTCAATATTATGGTCAGGATGGTACTACTCATGTAGATGGTACTGAAGAGAATGAATGGACCATCATGCTCATGACTAATACTAAATGGAAATCTGAATGGGGTGGTCAATTTCAACTGTTAGACGGTGATGAAGTTGTAGAGCAGCATGATTATATTCCAGGTAGATTGATTATCTTTCCTGGCCAGGTACCTCATAGAGGTCTTGCCCCTTTGGATAGATATGCTTTTAGGTATACACTTGTCTTTAGGGTTTTCATAGATAACCCTGATGTTATGAGAAAACATTTACCTCATTTCAATTCTAGAAGACTTGACAAGGAGGAATAAACCATATATAATACACACAACAGGGCAAGACGATGCACCTCAAAAGTCACGAAACACCGAGAAAACGAGGTCGCAACACTAAGTCACCTAAAAGTCCTGTTGCAATGAAGCAAGCAAAAGCAAGACTTCAATCACTTAAACGCAAATTGGGTATTATTAGATGATGGGAGAGTACAAAAGATCTCTAAGTAGAAGGAGTGCTCCCTATAAATTCGTAGTAGTCGGTGGAGGAACAGCAGGAGCAATAGTTTCAACTTGGTTAAAGGCGTATTGGGGGGATTCAGTCAAAGTATCAGTTGTTTATAATCATGCAAAGCCGAATATAGGTATAGGTGAGAGTCTAACACCGATGATGATAACGTATTTAGAACGTGTTGGGATAACTCCAGAAGAATTAATCAAAAATTGTAATGCAACAGTAAAATTAGGGTTGAAGTTTAAAAATTGGACTGGGGATGGTAGTCATTTCTATCATCCTTTTGCTTGTTTAGCTGATAGATGGAATAGTTATGGATTTGAAGGAGCGTATGGAGTAGTAAATGGTTGCTATGATAATGATGATACTTATGGTAATACTATACTAGATGAAAATAAAGTTCCATTAAATATTTTTAATGAAGGTTCTTATGCTCTTCACATAGATGGAGTATTGACTAGTAAGTATATACTTGAGAAATATAAAGATAGACTCACCATCATCGATGA